CCATAAATTATTGTATGTCTTGGATTGGAGGTTTCTCAGACTCCGAGATAAGTTTCTGCCCGTCGTTCCACTGGGCGTCATCAGTCAACGCCGGGTAATGGTTCATAGGAGCCGAAGGTGACGGGGGAGGAGGGTGAGCAAGAGAAATAATCTCACGCACCACGGCTTGAAATCCGCGCACTTCACCGGCGCGAATCAAAATTTTGTTAGTGTCACCGCCCTCGAAAAGAGGAGGAGCATTCTCAACTAACTTGGGGATAAAACGCTTGCCGGTCTCGGTATCGAGAAACGCAGAAAGTTTCTCTGCGTCCACCTGAGTCCAATCAAGCGCACCTGCTAATATTTCCATTTTTATTGAGGGGGTTCAGGCGGAACTGGGGCCTGTTGCATGGGGGGAACAATCTGACCTTCATTATGGGCCGCAGCCATCTGCTGATGCTGGTCAGCCTGAGCATCGAGCATTTTAAGATTGGCGATAGTGGGGCCAACCTTGTCGAGAAAATCTTTTACCTGCGCCAGTTCGGCAGGCTTGACTCCGTGAGAAAGAGCTTGCTGATAATGTTCGTTGATGTGAGCTGCAAAAGATTCGAGTGCCGTGGTCGGGTGTTCTCCCGCCTGAATGTGCGCACCTAGCTGTTCGACGGCAGGCATCAAAATATTTAAGTGAATCAAATGGTTATCGCGGGGGGATACTGGAACCGGCTGTCCCCCAGTTAACAAGATGATTTCGAGTTGTTGCAATCGGTCTTGTTCCGCGTGTTCAGTAGGGTCATTTTCCGGAAGCAAAAGTTTCTCCGCGAAATCCGAGGAAACTTTCGCAGTCAAATCCTCAACTTCGAGTTGACGCTGATTGTAAAGCGGATTTCCTTTTTTCTCCGCCGCGATGGAGGCAATTAACTGACGTTCAAACGGGGTCAGGTCCTTTATAGTCCCGGACACTGGCTGCCTAGCCAATTCCTTAATTTCCTCATCAGATAGAAGAAGCTTCAATTCCTTACGAAGCGCCTTGGCATCCTCGTCATCGCAATCCGGGTCGCAAAGACGTTCTTGCATGGTCTGAAACAAATCCGTCGCCTGTTCCATGAACCGAGTAATGCGAACATCTTGTCCCTCTTCCTCTCGCTGTGCTAAGAGAGCCCATGCTTGCGGAGAACGAAACGCCTCGCCCTCAACCTGGGGGACCGACGTTGAGCCGATTAACTGATTGACGATTTGTCCAAAGTAAGCATCGAGTTTTAAAAAACCTTCTACGTTTCCGTCGATTTTTTGTTCGAGGACGTTCCACCCGGAAGGAACTATAATTGTGGAGCCGACAACGGACATACGGAAAGTATGTATGCGCTTAATATCTCCCTGGACGAGAGTTTTTCCCGACATGATGAGCCGGTCAACAACTTCATTTCGTGTCCGGTCAATCATACCCGCCAACTCGTAAATATCTCTACCCACACCTTTGCTTCCGTGCAAAGTTCCATTACCCTTCTGGAATGAGAAAAAGGTTAGACATGACTCGGTGGACTCAAATCGGTCTTCGCGCGAAAAAATATCTAGCATCTCGGGACCTGCTACCCGATAGTGAGAAACCTTCCCGGTCACTTCGCGGGCCAGTAATGAATAGACGACGATAACCGAAGCACCCGCCATGTAGCTTGCACCGATGGTAAGTTCTCGAAGCGCGTTTTGATACCACGTCTCAAGGGTCCCGCCAACATTAAGACGGTCGCGAATTTGAATAGGGCTTGCGCGATTGATTGCCTCGCGACAATTTTCCAGATGGAACCCGGCGACTTTCGCGGACTCTGGGTCTTTAATCTGTTCAAACAGTTCATGGGGGAGATAAACTTCTTTGAGGACGACGATTTGCGCCCACTCGACATTTGCTTTGGTTCCATCCGCCACAAAACTTTCGTCTTGTTTGAAGTGTTTCGGAAACCAGGAAAATTCATCTAACCACGCAACGATAGTGTGTCCGAAAAGGGCGTTATCGAAAGCGATGTCTTCGATTAGAGTTCGGAACCCTTTTCGTGCGCGGATAGTCTTTGTGATTCCTTCGCGAAATTTTTCAGTCTTCTGAGTAGCGTTGGTCCACTTATTGGACAGACTCGCGTTAGTAAAATACTTTAGACCGTCAATCGCGGCGACGAAACGAGGAGCAACCTTCTCAATCATCGAGGGCAGCGGTTTCGTGGTGAAGTTAGAACGCCAACCGAATCCTTCAGCCTCCAACTTGTAGGCGTCGTAGGGCCTCTCCGCATTATACTTTGCCAGGATTCGGGAATTTACAATCGACCGATTCCGGCCAGCCATCACGACGGTCTTGATGACATCGCGGGCCATGCCTATGTCAGCAATGGATTTTTGAGTCGGTTCCCCCGACTTCAACCCGATAGCTGGCGATTGAATCACCGAACCCAGGTAGTTTTGCGGATAGCCAGTATTGTTAAGGCTACTGTAAGGGCCTCTGTCTTGCGCCATACTCAACTAATAGTTACGCGTTTCATCCAAATCCGCTTCCATCTTTTGTCCGGACACTTTTCAGTGTTCAGCATTATCTTACTTTGGAGGAGGCACCCACACCGGCGGCACTGACCATTGTCAAACCACGGACAATCCAGGCATTTGTCCCACCGAGCATTTTGGTCCTCGTCCGATGCCAATATCTGGTATCCTCGTAGCTTGGCCCATTGAAAAAGGAGCATGGATTTGATAAACGTCAAAATCATTTTATGGTTAGCTTCCTCCAACAGTGCGCGGGGAGCGCGGGATTATCAATAGTCGGCCTCTCAAGCCATGCGGCTACCTGATTGTCTTCTCCGGTTTCCGCGCAACCATGGAGCCGATGGTCCGGTCGAACCCTTCCAAGGATTTCCTTGCGTGCCTCTCCAATCGCCTGCTTACAGGACGCGCATCCCCCTCCGATTTCCGTATTCATCGGGCACGCGGCGCAAATGTTCGCGCGCGCATGAGCGGTCTCCGGGGGAACATTGGGGGACTCGTTATGTGCCTTCGCCAAGGCGAGCCATTGAAGAACCCGAGTCTTAAGAGACGCGCGCTTCGTTTGGTGAATCCGAACCCCATTATCGTTTCGACAAATCCCGGGGTCTCTCGAACACGCTTGGTCAACCACATCTTGTTCAGGATTCCCCGGTGGAAGGCCCGCGCGCTTCCGATAATTTGCGACGCGGGAAACAACTCCGGACCACGTTTGACCGACAATTCGAGCGCCGTCCGATTCCAAATAGTAATATCCCCCCTTTGGGAAGACATTGGGATTGAGCGTGTTCAAAACATTTCCCCCATCTCTGTTGGCAACTTCATTGATTCATCGAGATAATCATGCCGATTACTCTCATCAATACGCGCGCCGCCCGGGTAGCGCGACTGCATCCAATCCTCAACGAAGTCGCCCGGAAGTTCTACCGAGTCGCCTCGCATGGACAGAATCAATCCGGAACCTTTTCGAGCAGCGTGAACCAAAAGAGTCAATGAGTCGGCGTCGTTGGGAGAACCGAATCCTCGACTCATGTAATCTTTTTTGGACTCCACCTTTGTTTTCCCCGCAGATGACTGAAATCTTCGTTGAGTAAGCTGGGGGGCAAGTTTCGACATATCCATTGACGGATTGATTAGCAGGTAGCCAAACTCTCCCCAGGCGCGAAGCGCGAACCACAACTCGGTGTTCATCCGGTCGTATTGTTCATGACAAGTCTTGCTGTCCTCAGACATCAACTTCTCATTCGAGGAGGATTGAGAATAATTGATGTCGTGAATCAGTGGAGACCACTCGTGTTTAATCAAATCCGCCGTTCCTGCGCCGTGGCCAGTTCGGTCACACGCATAGTAATCTCCACGGACACCGGACTTCCGATTGATTCCGATGATTCCATCTTTCATCACAATCGTGTCACCCTTCGGTAGTGCAAACTGCTGGTTTGCTTGGAGACCCCACCGTGGCAAAATAACACCCGACTGGTTCTTAAACATAACCGTTCGCCCCTGGGGAAATTCTATGGATGGAGGAAGACGCATACCACTGGCGCGTCCGAATAGCCCGAGAGTGTGGACAGCTTCATCGCCGCCATCTAATGCTAAATCGGTCGAAGAAACCGGGGTCGGGTCTTCAAGCCAAATGAATTCCCCTTTCCACTTTGGAAACATACCGGAGGGAATCACCGTCGCTTCGATTCCCATCGAAGGATACATCCCTCGACCCATCGTCTGATAGCCAGGGGAGTTTCTTCCGCCTGCGTTCAGCGCGATGGCCTCCAAGCCCGAACGCGTTTGAAGTCCGGGATGAATAATCTTTCCGGCAACTACGTTCTCACTGCGTTCGCCGTCGAGACGTAAAACTTCCCACCCGCGCTTAGACTTCCAACGAAAATGAGTATCGACATCGACGCCTTCCCATCCGAATACGGGTTCCGCCCGTTTACCAACCTCGTCATATGGATTTGTTGGGTTATAAGCGCCGCCGATTTTAAAACCCTGAGCGCCCTTCTCTTCAATTTCAGAAAGCACGTTGTCAACATCCTTCCAAACACCTTTAGGTATGTTCTCAATTTCATCCAGAAACAGAAACATTCGGGATAGCGGGCCAAACACCGGATGCGGAGAAGGGCGAGGAACACGGTGACCGCCCTGGAGTCTTCCCGCTTTGGTGTTATTCCCCTTGGGGATAACGACGCCTTTGATTGCAGAGACTTGATTTCTTCGGGTGAGCCCGATGAACAACTCCCCGATTTCTCCGGGCATTGGGATGGACGCCTGATTGTGGAGATTTACTAAATGAGAAAATAGATTGCCCTCCAGGTGGTCCTCACTCGGACCTAGGACTCGAATCGTAGTATAACGAGGGTCTCGAACCCACTCCAAAAAGAAATACACACCGGCGGAAAATGACTTTCCCATCTTCGCGGCTCCCTCAATTAAAAACATAGAGGAGTCATCCAGTAAGCTCCACACCGATTTTACAGAGC